AATTCAGGTATAGGTGGTTTCTATTTGACTTTACAAAACATCAGTGGTTTCCCGATAAGTGCAGAAGCAGTTACTATTAGATTTATGGTTATCAAGGCACCTAACGCTTAAAGTAGTATATAAATAGTTAAAAGGATAACAAATGGCAACGCGCGGCGTAAAAATTACTGGACTCAACACATTACCTAATGTTAGTGCCAATACTACCTTAGTAAGTGTAGACCTTACTTTAGATGAAACACTTCAAACTAATGTTCAAAATTTAGCTAACTTTATACTTGCCGAGGCAGGTAATTTATTTCCAGCAGCCAATATAGCGAATACAGTTCGCAACAACGCACAACCTAATATCACAAGTGTCGGTACATTAGTTGGTTTAAATGTTAACGGTATAAGTAATTTAGGTCCGGTAGGTAATGTTAAAATTACTGGCGGTACTAGTGGTCAACTACTAGCAACTTACGGTAACGGTACATTATATTGGAGCAATGACATTACTCCTGGCCAACCTAACACATCAGTACAATATAACAATAATGGACAGTTGGGCGGAAGCAGTACATTTACTTTTAACAATACAACAAACACAGTCTATATTTCTAATTTAGATGCAGGAAATATAGATGTATCTGATCTGACAGTAGGCAATTTACACTTACCTGTAGGTAATGGTACACAGCAGCAAGTATTAGGAATAGTTAATCAAAATACACAAGAATTAGGTTGGAAAACAGTCCCTGTTTACTATATAACAGTAGACTTACGCGATGGAAATAACTATTTGTCTAGTCCTAACGCTATTTTAAGACAATATCCTATTCAAAATCGTGACGGATCTTTCTTAAACCTTAATACCACGCAAATATGATAAATACAACTAATAGGAATAAACAATGGCAAATAAGTACCCGTTAGTTTCTAACTCAGCAACATTAACAATACAGGAATTACCAGCTGGTGATACCCTATTGGTAGACAATATTGCCGTTACAGGCGAGGGTAATATTGCTGGAAATTTGGTAGTAGGTGGAAATGTAACAGTTAACGGTAGCATCAATGCTAACCTAGGAAATGTCATTGTTGAAAATTTGACAGTTGAAGGTGAAAGTAATTTAGGTCCTGTAGGAAATATCACTATATCAGGCGGTGCTAATTTAAATGTATTATCTACAGATGGCACTGGTAATCTTGCTTGGAGAGATATTCAAAGTGAGATCGCTAACGCCGCAGGATCAAATACTTACGTACAATATAATAACAATGGATTATTTGGCGCTAGCGCAAATTTTAGTTATAATTCAGCCACTAACACATTAAATGTAGCAGGCAACGCCAATATTACTACTTTAAATGCTGGCGTAAGTAACTTAGGTCCTGTTGCTAATGTTCATATCTCAGGTGGTAGCATTGGATATGTGCTTGCGACAGATGGTTCAGGTAATTTGAGTTGGGTCGGCATCGATCCAAGCGTTAGCGGCGACGGCGGTAACGCAACTAGTTCAGTTTTACTATTAGCAAGCCTAAATGGTGGCAATGCTATTAGTGTATAATTTATATCGTCAGATGACGGAGGAATAGTATAATGTCGGTTTTAATACAATTTAGAAGGGATACAGCGGCAGCATGGACACTGGCAAATCCCGTACTCGCATCAGGCGAGATGGGCGTAGAAACTGATACCAATCAGTTTAAGATAGGTAATGGTGCCACACCGTGGAATAGTTTAGCATACGGCGGTATCGCAGGTGGCCCTGGCGCAACAGGCCCTCAAGGCTCAACAGGTGCTACAGGCATACAAGGTCCGATTGGTGCTACTGGCGTCGCAGGACCAACTGGCGCTACTGGTTTAACTGGTGCGACTGGTCCTATAGGACCTCAAGGCAGCACAGGCGCAACTGGTAACACCGGACCGACAGGACCTCAAGGCAGCACAGGCGCAACTGGTAACACCGGACCGACAGGTGCTACTGGTTTACTTGGTGCTACTGGTCCAACTGGTCCTCAAGGAACTACAGGTCCAGCTGGTGCTACTGGTCAAAGTGATAGATACCAAACATCATCAGGAAGTAGCATAACAATGGCAGTCGGCAGTGTCACATTGCTTGTTGCTAGCGATCTTGCTTATACTCCTGGTCAGCCAGTATTAATCGCACATAATTCTACTAACTTCATGTCAGGTATTTGTGTGCTATATGCCGACAATACCCCGGGACCAGGTTTCGGTACTTTAACAGTTAACGTGACTACAATCGTAGGTAGCGGAACTTATAATTCTTGGGACGTAAATTTAAATGCCACTCAAGGTGCAACAGGTTCAACAGGACTAAGCGGCGCAACTGGTGCAACTGGTCCAGTTGGCTTGACTGGTGCTACAGGTCCAGCAGGTGGCCCAACAGGTCCAACAGGTGCTACTGGTGAGACTGGTGCTACTGGTCCAGCAGGTGGCCCAACTGGAGCTACTGGCTTGACAGGTCCTACTGGTGCTACAGGTGCACAAGGCGTATTAGGTAGCACTGGTGCTACTGGTCTACAAGGTGCTACTGGTGCTACAGGTGCTACAGGTTCAATGCCAACAATCGGTGGAGCCAACACAAGCATTCAGTATAGCAACGGTGCTCCTGGTGGATTCACTGGTGATGCGAACTTGACTTGGAACTATGCAGTAAACAATCTACAAGTTTCAGGTAACATCGTATTAAGCACAGGTTCATATAGCGGCAATGGTGCAGGCTTGACAAATATCAACGGCGCGAATGTCAATTTAGTTGCTAACGCAAACTACGCTGCATTTGCGGGTGATGTAGTAAATGCATCGCAATCAAATATAACAAGCTTAGGCACATTAATATCCGTCGCAGTAACAGGTAATGCTAATGTAGGTAATTTAAACATTGCTAACGGTCGTGCAAATATCGACGGTGTAGCATCAACAGTTGGTTCAGGTGCTACAGTAGGAGTCAAGTCTGTATTGGCAGTTGACTCAAGTTTCGGTAGCAATGACCCAAACAATCCAGCAAGCGCACAAGCAGTTCGCGGTCGTATCACAGGTACAAACTTGACAGGTAACAGCAACTATCTAACTGGTGTTACTGGTCAATATTTAATCACTGGTACTAACGCAAGTGACTTCTTAAAGACTGGCGTACTCGGTGTTGTAGGCGATCAAACAACTACAGCCGATGCTGCAGTTATCGCTTACTTAGACGGTGACGGTGGATTAACTACAGCAGGCTCGGCATACGGCGTGAGCATGAAGAACAGCACAAGTGGTTCGGGATTCGATTATGGTCTTGACCTACAATGGATCGATCTTGGCCTAACTGGCTTAGATGCTCCGTTTAAAGTTGCTGATATTCGTTTCAACAATGGTGTAGAGTTAGTAGCAAATGTTGCTAACACAGTAAGCATCGATGCAAACATCGTATTAGGTGCATTAGAAGTATCTAATGATGCAAACGTTGTTGGTAATTTAGACGTTGGCAATGTAATCGCAACAGGTGATGTATCTGGTGCTACATTGACTGGTGACTTAACTACAGCGGCACAGCCAAACATCACTAGTGTTGGTACATTGACAAGCCTAGATGTAACAGGTAATCTAACATCAGGTAATGCCGATTTAGGAAACTTGGCAATCGCTAACTTCTTTAGTGGTGACGGTACATCATTGAGCAATGTCACTGCCGACTACGTAACTATTACAAACGCTAATGCAAACGCGATAGGTACATTCTACCCACTATTTGCTAATGCAACAAGCGGTGTTGTAGAACTAGACAACTTCGGTCCAACAATTGAATTCAACCCACAAGGTAGTATTCTATCATTTGGTCAAGCAAACGTTGATATTGTAACTAACGGCGGTGGTGAGTCATTAGTATTTGATGGTAACAATAATAAGATTAACTTAAGTGTTACAGGCGCTGCAAACGTCATGACATTGAGCAGCATCGGTGTAAGTCTACAACTTGCAACATATGCCTCAAATGCAGCAAGAGATGCAGCTATAGTATCTCCTGTAGCAGGTCAAGTTGTATACGTTACTGGATCAGGTATGCAAGTTCGTGGTGCAACACAATGGAACTTGATCGCAGGTTCAGGTACTTGATACTAAACTAAAAATTTAGTAATATTGGTGACCTAGTATAAGTAAGATTACATATACTAGGTTTTCCATTATTATGAGATTTCACATTTTAGGTCTTCCCCATACAGTTACAAGTAAAGAATATAACGCCTGCGCCTATACACAAAAAGTAGTAAAATTTGGTAAGATGATGAAGGCACGCGGTCATGAGATTATACATTATGGTCATGAAGAAAGTGTGTTAGATTGTGATGAGCATGTTACAGTCATCACTAATAAAGATTTAGAAATCGCATATGGAAATTATGATTGGCGTAATAACTTTTTTAAGTTTGACAAATCAGATCACGCATATCAAACATTCTTTAAAAACGCAATCGTAGAGGTAGGCAAACGTAAACAGAAGGGCGATTTCATATTGCCATTTTGGGGTAGCGGAGTTCGTGAAGTATGTGACGCACATCAAAACGATATGATAGTTGTTGAGCCAGGCATAGGATATGCAGGTGGTCACTGGGCACGTTGGAAAATCTTTGAGAGTTATGCTATCATGCATGCCTATTATGGTATGCAAGGTGTAGGAACTTGTAAGAGTGATTGGTATGATGTCGTCATACCTAACTACTTTGATTTAGATGACTTCCAATATAACGACAAAAAAGAAGATTACATGCTATTCTTAGGTCGTGTGTATAGTGGTAAAGGTGTTCACGTAGCAATACAAGCAAGCGAAGCCGCAGGTCAACGTTTAGTTATCGCAGGTCAAAAACCTGACGATATGCATTTTCCAAAACACGTAGAATTTGTAGGCTATGCTGATGTGCCTACACGTAAGAAGTTAATGGCAAATGCTAAAGGTGCTTATGTACCTAGTATGTATATTGAACCATTTGGTGGCGTACAGATTGAAATGTTATTGAGTGGTACTCCTACAATCACAACAGACTGGGGTAGTTTCACAGAGAACAATATTCACGGATACACAGGATATCGTTGTCGCACGTTTGATCATTTTGTTTGGGCTACTGAAAATATCGGTAACATCAAGCCTGCTAACTGTCGTAAGTTCGGTGAAAACTTTAGTTTAGAAAATGTCGCCCCTATGTACGAAGAGTATTTTCAAAACGTATTGAACGTTTACGAGGGCAAAGGCTGGTACGAACGTAATAGCAACAGAGTTGCCCTCGATTACCTACGTAGAGACTTACCTACACTGTAAGTCATTGATTCTATTGGCCGTATAACGCAATAGGACCGCATTACAGCGATTCTGAGCGGGGGGTATATATGACACTAGCTACCCCCAAAACAGGCCCCTACAGACGTTCCTATAAGGACCATATTCCTAGACAGAAATGGAAAAGCCCCTTGCGGGGCTTTTCACATTCAGTATCGAATTACTGATTACTTGACAGCATCAAGAACGTCAGCGACAGAGACCTTAGTCTTGGCGCGACTCTTGATAGCATCAAGGCTGGGCTTAGCCTGCACCTTGACCTCACCCTTGCGGGCTTCCTTCTCACGATCACTGAGAGTATCATTGATAGTAGCCTGATCCTCAGCACTTGCGAAGTTCGGCAGCGTCAAAAGATACTTAAGAGCATCAATCTTGTTCATAGCCTGCGGCAACGAAACAAAATCAACACGGGTAGCACCACCCTTAGAGAACTGCTTCACGCGACGACCCATGTCCTCAGTAAAACGGACCTTAGCATTGCCATTGTGAACAGTGATACCAGCAACAGAAAACAACTTAGTAGACATATAAATTACCTCATCAAGTTAAAGTTAATCAACACACACTTGTAAAGTTCTCACTTTACCTTATCAGTATAACAGAGTGATGTCCAGAAGTCAACCACTTTGTTACCCAATTTCTTAAGCAGGGACCGCGTACTCAGTGAGTAGCAATCGCCCATATTGTGCCTTAAGGAACTGATAAGCCTCGAAGGGGTTAGTAGCCTGAACATAGACCCAACCAAAACCCGCGCCGGGCTCATCCTTATAACGACACATAGCCTTATACATTTGAGTATTCATTTCAGTACCCTCCGTACCAATTAGTATAATTAGCAAGTGACCTGATAGGGCTTGTTCCACTTGCCGATATTGATGTCCATGTAGTACGCGGTGTCGAAATAATCCGTCATCGCATCGCTACGATCATACCACGAAGCCGACTTGAGCGCAGCATACGCCTCAGTCAGAAACGCCTTAGCGAGACCATCATAGTGATTTTGGAAGTGAAACTGGTTCACATCACAGTAGCCACCAGTGTTCGGCTTGAACCCGCGAGACACTTGATAGAAATCATTACCACAGACACGGTTGCTGTTGGCGATAAAATCAATCTTGCCCGACTTGAGGGTCAGTACAATTGCCATATGATTACGAACACGCAACGTACCCTTGATACCATACTTCTTGAGGACGGGCTTCAAGTTCGCCGCAATCTTCGCCTTTCGTTCACCGTTCATGTAAGCCATCTGTCAATCTCCGTTCGTTCAGTATGTAGATATTATGCGCCCAGACTAACCCAAAGTCAAGCCTTAACCAACAAATTTATCGATGATAGAAACGAGGTCCTCGGCATACACATCTTGCACAACCTTGTCCATCTTCATCTCCAACTTGCGAAAACGAAAGAATTGGACTTCATACAGATCAGGAACCGGGTTGTACTTGACATACACAAAACCCTTATAAGGGGTCATACCCGAAGTCTTGAACTTGAGACCGTCGCCCATGTTCATCAGATCCTTAGCACCCCAAGCGGGCAATGCCATTGGGTCAAGAGTCTTAATTTGCGAAAGAATTGTTTGGGCTACGTTCATTTCTATCTCCGTTTTCTCAGTCTATATGTATATTATAGTATCTTGGGTGCCCAAAGTCAAGCCTTTTTTACGGATTTTTACAGGAAATAAACCGTTATAAATCAATAACTTACGATGCCTGCTAAGTTGTTGATTTTATTAGGTTTTCCTAAAACCGCCTATAACGCTCTATAAGCGACCCCGGGCGGGGATATAAGAGAGAGTAGACTATCCCTGCCCGGGGGCTGTAATGAGGTCCTATGCGGTGATCCAGTCCTCAGAGTCCTTGAGTCTGAGGCTTTCTGACCCGTCATATTCCTCTACTTGGAACTGTGCCCCTTGGGGTATCCACTCAATCTTGAGGTCACTTGCCCCGCCCGTGTAAATCTCATGCTCCCCATATACGGAGTTTACATAGGATTCAATCTCAGAATAGCTGGTACCGTTGAGTACCATTTCTACCACACGGGGCAGGAACAATAATTCTGGATGAGCCTGATTCCAAGTGTACCAGCCTGCACCAAAACCCGGGCTGACAAGCACCGCGACCTTACCGTCGCGTACTACCTTGTCTTGGATGACATCAAAACTATTTAGGTTCACACAGTCTCCAACATGCTAGCCGGAACACGCCAATTAGTGAAACCAGTATTGACGATAACAAACTTGCGATTGACCTTAGCGACCTTACCAGTCACTTGTCCGTTGCGACCATTGAAGCGAACATTATCGCCGATACAGAGACCGCGCTTCACAGTGCTAGCGATCTGGTTGCGACGATACTTTACAGCCATACCAATCGCATTCAATTGCTCGTTAGTAAAGTCACCAAACATAATCGCATGAGTAACATCATTGATTTTCATTGTCATACTCCGTGAATCAACTATAGATATATGGTAACACCAAATGACCCGAATGTCAAGCCTTGGGCTTGAAAAATTCCCGACCCGCTGCCATGAAGATTCCAACGGCGTCACGAAAATCGTCGCCGCTATCCGGACCCTGATCCAATCCCCTAGACTTGATATAAGCCTCGATTCCATAAGTATTGACCGTTTCCAACAGTTTCAGGATACTCATCCCTTCCCGTCTAGCCTGTTGTTCAATGGTCTGTACTGCGTCACCGAGATACCAATCCTTACTCATAACAATCTCCATAACTCAACTATAGATATAGTATATGCCCAAACTGACCCAAAGTCAAGCCTTTTTCTGTTGTATTTTAGCAACAAACCTGCGCCAGACCCAAGCCAACACCCGTTCAAGTGCGCTCACGGCTTCACCTCCTTGATCGCGTCGATGGCTTCCTGCGCGTCGCGGTCAGCCGCGGTATCCACCGCCGCCGCCGCCGCCGACAACGCCGCCCACGCCGCCGCCGACCTTATGGGCGTTGCATCGTAAGCCTTCGCCGTCGCAGCCCATGTCCGTTCCTTGCACATGACGCGCCACGATTCACCGTGTCCGTCAGCGTTGGCTTGCGGCTGATACGCCTCAAGTGCAGTCCACATTTCGTCCAGTTTCGTACTCACGACTGCACCCCCTCTGCTTTGGCGATGGCGGCGCAGGCTTTATCCCGCGCGTAATCCGGCATCGGTCCGTTCCATGATGCGTCTAGTGCTACCTTCAACGCCTCCAACAGTTCCGCGTTCATCGCATGAAGGCGGCGCAGTTCGTCGGCGGCTGGTTCCAAGTCATTCCATGAACTTGCTATTGAGTCCCACGCAAGCCCTTCAATGGAATCAGCCAACCGCAGGGCTTCGGGTTGCGTACTCACGGCTTCACCTCCCGCTTGATTGCGTCGATAGCATCCTGCGCGTAGCGGTCAGCCGCCGCCGCCGCCGTCGCCGCTATTGCCGCCGCCCACGCCGCCGACCCTTCGGGCGCTACACAGTAAACCACTCGCATTGCATCCCGCGTCCGCTTCTTGAGCATCGTTTCCCACTCATCGGCATACTCTGGCGCAGGCTTGTGCTCCTCGAACGCCGCCCACATCTCAGTCAGTTTGTCGCTCACGGCTTCACCTCCGTCGCCTTCGACTTCTTCAAATTCTCATCGCGCTCTTTCTTGGCTTGGAGAGACTTGGAGATTCTGTGATTCTCAGGCAGCAAGTCAAGACGGTCAATCTCGACAAGTTCAAGACACTCCTCAGGATACCAAGAAGAATCGTTCTTCTTTTCGATAATATGAAGAGTATACTCTTTGTGGGCAGCGCGACTTGGCCAGTGCGCATCAGCCGCTGAGCCAATGACAATCGCCAGACCACTAGAAAAATGACTCATCCACGAAGGGAGATTCGAAATCATCACCAAGTCGCCTTGGAAGAACTTTTGAACCTTGCTCGGTTTGATTTTCTTGATTGTCTTACTCACAGTCATAACTCCTATTATAGGCCGGTCCAGCGAACCGGATTCAGATATGTCTGAGTGAGTACATTGCCGCGCACAAAATTCTTAGCAGGCTGTGCCCAACTTGCCGCCTTGAGAACATCACCGACCTTCCACTTATCGTGCGCCTTGCGGCAGACAAAACTGTGGACGCTTTTGCCGCAAGAAACGCGAACGACCTTGTAAAACTTGCTACCGGTGTTGATAGTGACATTCAGGCGGTCTTGGACAGCAAACTTAGTGTCTGACCAACGATTGTAGTCAGCCTGGATGGCGTCCATGTACTCAGTCAATGCCATGTCCATATCGTGTTCGTGATACATTTCAATTACTCCGTGAATCAACTATAGATATATGGTAACACCAAGTGTTCCAAATGTCAAGCCTTGTGAGCCTGATTGAACTGTTCCCAATCCATCGTGCGACCGTCAACCAAGGTGTACACAATCTTGTAGTCCTGTCGCTCACCGCCCACAGTCATAGTGTAGGTCTTGGTGCAGGACACGATACTCTTGTGGAAGCCCCAGTCCCTACCCTCTTGTACCTGCGTACAGACCCACTTGCCATCCACATACTTGAGTACGTACGGGGCTTCATAGTCCTCATGGGTAACAACATCATCGTCTAGGATAGCCCAATTTTGGACATACACCTCGAAGGAATTGTTACGATCCTCAATCAATGAGAGCAGCGTCGGAATACCCTTGTCCTTAATTTTTAGAGCCTGAGCAACCGTCAGGTTTGGGACGATATAAGTTTCGCCACCCTTGAACTTCCAGTAGGGCTTCTCATATGAACCGTAGTTTTCCTTAAATTGAGTGTAGATGACAAGTTTCATAACAATCTCCGTTTCTCAACTATAGATATAGTCTATGCCCAGACTCATATGAGGTCAAGCCTTTTTCTCACATTTTTAACAAGAAAAAGGCTTGATAAATCAACAACTTACGTAACCTATTGATTTTGTTAGGGTTTTAGTAGTGTGCGCCCCAGTGCAGGAACTCAATCATATCTGGGTCGGTCACAGCAGGACCAAACACGATCTCCTCGACCTCTGGTACAGGTATCTCAAGTTTGCGGGCAATATTATAACAGTCATAGCCCTCAGCCCTGAGGTCTTTTACCATCTGTACGATCTCAGGCGTAGTCATAATCGTCCCAGCGGTTATTACGTGGCTTGCGCTTGTAGGCATGCTTATCATCGTGCTGCTTGCCGCGGAAGTTATAATCCCTGTCAAAAAGCACACGATGATTGCGCTTTTTAGGGGCCTTTACAACGAAACTAATGCGTTCAGTTTTCATGTTAGAAATTATAATGGGTATAGAACCTGTTGTCAAGCCTTGAATTCTTGGTTAGTGTAATACTCTAACAGGCGTAGTTGCATTTGTGCAACATTGTTGCCCGCACCTATATTGTAAAATTTTACAGGACAATTAGCCCAACTACGGGTGCGTGTAAAATCACCCAACCAACGCCTATGATCCTTATCAGTAACATCAAACATTACTGTAGGTCTATTAGGAAAATTAAGAAAAGACACAACAAACTCCTATAATGAATATACAACAAATATATTATGACAGATTGGATATAGGATTAGAAGTATTTTGGGTAAGATGTAGTTCTCTTTTTATTTCTGATTTTATTTTTTTACTATTTTGGCTAATAAACTCTAGCAACCTAGTTTGTTTTTGAGTAGCATCTTGCTCCCAAGGCAACTGGCAATAGTCTTCATAAGTTAATTGCAAACTATTGACTTTATATATTTCTTTATCCCATAATATTCTACCACCGCTACGCACTTGTAATCGGTTGGTAAATGTTTGATTTAGATGTACCAATTCATGGGTTAATGGAATGATTATTTCGTGTTCTTTAAGATCCTGATTTAGTCTGATGCGGTTAGGAAATCTTGGGTCTAACATAGTCATTCCATATATGCTTGGCCCCATATCTTCAAATTGTATTTCTATATTGTTTGGTAAAACATGAATTTGTTTTACTAGTTCGACTACTTTTTTAACCAAAGATTCGAAAGATTTAGTATGCTGAAATGATGATTTATAAATGAATGTAATTTTATTATCTTTCATGTAAGATATTAATACCAGCGACCTTCATCACGCATACGTCTGATAAAGTTAAGGTAAGTGCTGCAGATACCGAAACAACGTAACTTTACTGTGCTGAACAAACCTTTGTCTGTGATTTCAGGTAAAAAAATCACGCTATTGTTGTTGATAGGTACAGTACCAGGGGTGATTAGTTTGCCATTACTGGCTGTGACATATTGAGGAGGGGGCATACTAGGAAAGTAAAACCAATTAGGATAGAGTTTACTTGACTGTGTACTCAACCAATTTTGCATATCTGTATTACGTGCATTTATCCACCATCGATTACCTTGCAAATATTTCTCAGTAACTTCGGTGAGTGGTTGATCAGTACCTAGATAAAGCTTACCGTCGACGCGCCAAACGTCTGTCATGACACTTACACCATAACCAAATGCTTTGCCTATTTGTTTAGGTGTGTTTGCGTATTCGTAATTGGTACCGTCGTAAATACCCTGATATGATATGTAGATCATGTAGTATTTAGTAGAATGGAGCGGGTGAGGCGATTCGAACGCCCGACATTTTCGTTGGCAACGAAAGGCTCTACCACTGAGCTACACCCGCATTGTAATATTATATATCAGCTTTTTGCTTCTTGCTATTTTTTTCGGTAACTTTCTTTTTATTATTTTTACCGAATATCTTATCCCAATTACTTTCAAACGTTTTACGATTAACGCTGAAAGGTCTAGGCTTACTGCCTTTACCGCTCATTTACCTTGTCCGCGATACTTCTTGTAACTTCGCTTACGGTCTTTATTCATAGCACTAGTTTTTGGATTTGCTCCACCTTGACTTGTGCGCTTGATAATCGTTTGTCTTTTTCCTGACGTTGAACCTATAGCCACTGTTGTCTCCTCACTTTAAATAATTCTATCTAACAAACTCTAAATTCTGTAGTTGTTCAGTAAATCGTAAGTATTTATTTTTTATACGTTCTACGCAACTAGAATAATTTTCAATAATTTCTTCGTAATTGAAATTACCTGCAAGATATCCATTAGGTTTTTTACAATCCAAATTGTTTTTTACATAATCCGTACATCTATCATAATCTAAATCTATATACTTAAAATTTTCTTTATCTAAGAACTTTTTAATTTTTAGTAATAAAACACTTTCATATATATGATAATCCATTAAATTTAATTCGCGATTAGGTATGTATATTTTTTTAAATTTTTTCTTTTTATAATTTAATTCTGACAAATCTAGGTATAAAAAACTAGATGTCGTCGCGGCAAAAGCAAAACTTATCGCTGACTCTATGAAATTTCTGTCTAAAAAATAGATTGTATCATAATCTTGTATTTTAAACATCTCATTAAAATTTAAATAAATTTCATGCTGAAATAAATTTTCATCTCTTATTATTGGACCGTTATAAGTAAAAATAAGATCACGCGCAAATAGTTTAGTGACATAGTTATCTTGACTTTTTAGATTTCTGTTTATTTCTTCTAAATGTAATTTTTGATATTTTTTTATATCATGTAATTCTATTTTTTGTTTTAGAAGGCCAAACCTAACTCTTAGTTCACTATATTGCTTTTCTACGAAATTAAAAGATTCATGCTTATTAGCAATATTATAGTAATTAGTTAATGCAGAACATAAAAATGAAGACCTAGTTCTGGGCTTTGTTATAACTAAAATTTTCATCGTCAGAGAGTAAAATTATACTACTCTACCGAAGGCCATTTTTTTAGAGGGCAACTTTGTTTTGGCATCCAAGTTTTAACCTTCATGAAACAACCACATGCTTTACATGTGTCAGTAGGTTTATAGAGTTTTTCGCATGAGCTACAAATACTATATCGATAAGCCTGAACTTCAGGCTCTACTTTTTGCGCAAGCAGGCCGGCGCCTGCAGATTGTGCAACATCACGTACTTGTTCCATTTTTTGCTTAAGTTTATCTAGCATTTGTATACATATTTATACTGAGAAAATTTAACTTCAAATTTATTTCTATATAGCAAATCGAATGTTCTATTACTACCCTGTCCCATAATCTTAGCTACTTTATTCTCTAAAGGTATCGGTTTTTTATAATTGGTGTCATACCAGTCTTTTACTTTTTCAAATCCATTATATTTTTTTTCTTGAGGAATTATCGGAAAATCAAAATTTTGATAAGTTTTTACTTTAACATCATAGTTAAATTTTACAGGAGCTTCCCATGAATATTCATTAAAGGCCCATGCTAAATCTTCCGTTTCTAAAAAAAAGTATGGGATAACATTTCTATTTGATAATTTTTTATAATGCCATAATCCTGCTACGTTTCGGGGAATCACTATTTGATCACGCTGAATAAAATTTCCGGACATTATGACTGTGCCTTCTTTAACTCCGTCTGCGATTTTCATAAAGGTGCATATTTGAGGGCTGCCGCAAAAATATTTGTCGGAATATGATTCATATTCAGTTTCAAGAAAATTAAACAAATCAAAATCTGTGAAATTTATAGATATATCATGATTTGCAGCGAACGTTCGAATAGTTTCTAAATCATGGTCATTTAAATTATGATTATAAACAGCAGATAAAGTTTTATAGGGAACTTTTGATTTATGCCATGCCCACAGCATAGCTTGGCTGTCTACCCCTCCACTTAAAAGTAATGTATAAGGAGGGGGATAATGTTCTGATATATATGCTGCGGCATCGATAGCTGCGTCTAGCGCGTGTGATGTCTGGTTTTTAGTTTTAGAAAAATCAAAATGATAGGTTTTATCTGATGTATACGTTTTTACCCATTCCATATTAATAGCAAGTACATGTTGCCGATTTACCGAAATCCGGAAGACAACATGCGAAACCGCAAGCGTTTGAACAGGCTTGGGGATAGTTAACGCCGCATTGTGACTGAGGAGGGCTGTTGCATACCGCTTGAGCCAATATATTTATCGGATGATCTTCAGGAAGATCGCTAGAAGGCATCGCGTTAGAAGCTAACACATACATGTTTACTGTGACTAGTTCTGTTTCATTTTGTGTGTTGGTTCTGTTAAATCTACAAGTATATAATTTGTACTCCTCACCGTCTGAAGGACCTTGTTCTAAAGTAGGGGTACCGTAAATTCTACCATCGGGTAAAATTTCAAAATTATTTGGTAACGGGTCTAACATCTCATATGACAAAGTGAAATATGGTTCTAGTACTCTTATATTTTTAGTTTTTTCTCCAGCACGAAACACCATATTAAATTCATCTGGCGCCTGATTAAGCGCAACTATATGTTTTGAAATAATTGTTGCTAAAGCGTTTTTGCAGCTAGCATATTTTGGATCGCTTAAGTCAAGTAAATTGCCTTTTCTAAAAATTTCATTAGTTGATCCTGTAATTGCACTATTAATAGCAAAATCTTCAAAACCTCTTAGTTTTTTACCTTGTTCGTCCGAATGCCAATACAACAAGCCTGCTGCGATTGCCGAAGTAATGCCAGCAGCAATAGACGTGCCGGCAACATATCCATATGTTCCATTAAGTCCTGCTGCCCAAATTTCTTCACCGGGCGCCCAGCCGTCTAATTCACCGTGGTTGGTAGCTCCGCTAGTTACTGAGATTAGTGATCCGCCTGTATAATTTGAAAAGTCACAGGGTTTTAGTTGTCTGTTGTACGCACCTACTGTAAGTGCTTCCATCATGCTAGCTGGAGTTGTTTCTTCTATTTCCGTACCTTGATTGCCAGCTGATGCAATGATGAACATTCCGTTATCTACTAAACGTTTTAGTTTATTTTCTACCCAGGAATTTTTCTCCATGATCCAACTACAATTTACCACACCGAACGTATCAGGTGAGTGGTCAGCAATTATTGCGTCTAACGCACTCAATAATTCACTTAACATAGTAGTATGAGTGGGGTCGAAAACTTTAACAACTTTGATTGTAGAATTTGTGATACCGCAAGTTTTGCCTACAATCACGCTTGCGATACTGGTGCCGTGACCTGTGCGGTCAGTAAAGTCATTAGGCATCACCGAATAAACATTTTCAATTTTTGCATCGACGAATTCTGGGTGTGATGCCTCTATACCACTATCTAGTACATAGACATTAATTAATTCTCCATAGCGGTTTAGTTCTAAATTTCCCTCAAAGACAGGTGCTGCAAAACTATAATTTTTCCACCACGATTTATCATCAGTTACGTCTACAATGATTTTTTCAGCATTTGGATTGTTATGGGAAATATAAAAGTTATCTACTGGAGTGACATCTAATAATTGGATACCCTGTGCTTCTTCAAGGACTATATGCTCAATAATAGCGGTTTTTTCTGGAGCATTATTGCACTCTACTAAAAAGACCTTATCAAAATTATCCCATTCTTTAAGGACTGTACATCCATTAACTGCTAGATAATTATCTATGTCTGTTTGTGCTGTATCGTGGTGAAAATCTACTAAATAACGCATTTTAATCTCCCAAGTAAATAACTTGTAGTACTATTTATGCTTATTTAGAAAAATACTTATAAATTTATGGCGGAGAGGGTGAGATTCGAACTCACGGACCCCGTAAAGAGTCGCTTGTTTTCAAGACAAGTCTATTCAACCGCTCTAGCACCTCTCCGTAAAATATTATAATAACACGATTACTTATTCTACAAAAGAAAAGAGGAGATATTTCTATCTCCCCTGTCCTTGACTGAATCTGTGTTCTTTATTAGAACATGTAGTTCAAGTCTAATTGTAGACGCTTGTAATCTGCTTTGTTGGCTCCACGCTCAACATCGAAATACTTAGCGTTGACTTTCCAACCGTCGGCTACAACATAACCAGCAACTAGGCCTAGACCTTCGTGATTACCCTGACCGCCAGCAAAGTCGCTGTCATGCCATAGACCATACTGTGCATTGGCTTCTACTTCCTGATGGAATACGCTTAGATCCCACTCTTGTGGTTTCTTTGCATTGCCAAACTTGACACCGTATGCTAAAGCTGTATCGGCAGTTTTTGCCTCATCGTTCTTCATGTAGTCAACAAATGCTACTACTGGCTTACCAGCTAGTGCTGTACCGACTTCACCGAATACTTGCTGAAGTTTAGCGTCTGCTCCACCAACGATCTTATGATCATGTAGTGCTACAGCGCCCTTTAGGTGTAATCCACCTAGCTTCTTGTGCAAGCCGACTTGTAGGCTTTGAACTTTTGAATCATCTGCTACGCCACCTTCAACTAGTTTTACTGATGAAAGATTGGCGAACAAGCCTGATCCATTGTCAAATGCTACTGCTACACCTTCTGGCTTGACATCACGGTCAAAAAATAGACTTGATGAAGTTGCCCAAGGTTGATGCATCTTGCCAAGTTTTACCTTGACATGATCCAATGCAGCATATTCAACATATGCTAAGTGTAGATCAACATTCTCTAAACCAGCAGCATCAAAATCATTGTAAGGTGAATTGAAGCCACCAGTTCTCAAACCAACAACTGCTTTTACCTTGTCGTTGACTTTTGATTCTAGTACCAATTCAGCCTTCAACTTATCCTTTTCTGACTTGACTGTTGTTTCTTCACTGTCAAAACGATAGCCGAAGCCACCATTGACCTTCAGATCAGCAGCCATTGCTGAAACAGAAAGTGATCCTAACATAGCTAATGCTATAAGTGCTTTACGCATATTTTATTATCTCCTTGTTGTTATGCCTTTTTATTGGCATTATGTCCCGTTTGATCCAAATAGCATAATAGAGTGTCTTGCGACAACCTAAAATGTTATATATGAACCTCACGGGACATATAGTATTTACAAGGATTCGACGCCGTATAAAATATTACTATATAATTATTGGGAAATAGTCGTATATTTTACGAATTGCTCACTGCTGTTTTTCCAATTCTTGTGTTTGACGGTATTATAAACAGTTTCTCTGTCTAACTCAAAACACATTTCAACAGCGAGTTCAAGGTCATTATCTACATAGCCATTTATACCGTTCTTTATTTGGTCTTTAGGCCCAGTCACATTATATCCAGCACATGGTGTACCTGATGCCATTGCTTCAAGCATGACGATGCCATATGTATCTACCTTGCTTGGAAATACAAGCACATCACTATTGCGATAAAATTCTGCTAACTCTGAACCAAATTTATAACCAACAAACTCAACATCAGTATATTTCTTCTGTAGGATTTTGCGATATGGTCCATCACCTACAACAATCTTAGTAGTGTTCATGATATCAAGTTCGCAAAAATCTTCTATATTCTTTTCTTTGCTGACGCGACCTACATATAACAAGATTTTATGTGTGCTATACTTTTTCTTTTTCAATAAAAATATATCGTCAATACCTTTATCTAATACTACACTATTCCAGTTTCTGTTTTCTATAGCATTACTTTCGCTGCTACACATGACCTGTGTGCTATGACTATGAAACCAACTAAAGTACCAATGTGTAAATTTTTCCGGTATACCATACATGGCCTTGAAGAACTCAGGGAACTTTGTATGATAGGCAGTAGTATAATTCTTATTGCATTCGTCTAATATCAGTTTTGCTTTGAGCCCTAAAGGTCCTTCTGTAGCAATATGATATCTGACTTCATATCCTTGATTTTGATAAAATACTGTTTTGCCGTTCAACAGATTATACATTTTATAGCGAGTACAAAAACTAATCTTTATACCTTTGTAAAATGGAAAATTGAATCCATTGAACTGGCTTGGTTCTATGACATCTACACTTACATCTTCTGGTAAGTTTTTGACGATATTTGTATATGTAGTTACTACACCATTGACTTGTGGTGTCCAAGCATCAGTGATGATTATGATCTTAGTTCTTGCCATACTATCAATTCCCAGTCTCCATCATATTTTTCTACGAGGGCAGTACAACTCTCTACCCAATCCCCGTCGTTCATATATTCAATGTTGCCTATCTTTTTTATAGCAGGTTTATGAACATGACCACATATAACACCATCTGCTTTTTGCTTATGGCAATAATCAGTGATCAATACTTCAAAGTCGCTCATATACGCGACCGCTTCTTTTGTCTTATTTTTAAGATATGCGCTTAGGCTCCAATATGGTAATCCGAACCATTGACGCACTTTAGCAACAACTACGTTTACGCTTAACAAGATATTATATAGAAAATCACCAAAATGATATAGCCAAGCAAGTTTATTGCGTAATGCTGTGTCAAACATATCGCCATGAATTACCATATATGTTTTTCCATTCAATGCTTGGTATCGTGTTTGATTGACTAGATCAATATTACCGAAATGCACATCGTATGGTAATAGGTTCCGTAGTGCTTCATCATGGTTGCCAGCGATATAAGTGACTTTTGTATCACGCTTTGCTGCTGTAAGTATTCTTCTTATGACATTGGTGTGAGATTGTGGCCAATAATACTTACGCCTCAATCTCCAGCCATCTATGATATCGCCTACAAGATATAGGTGTTCACTTGTATGATGTTTGAGAAAATCGCAAAGCACTTCTGCTTTACAACCTTTGCTACCTAAATGTACGTCAGAAATGAATATGGATTTATAGTTTTTTGTTTCCACAAGTGTTCTCCTTGTGTTCGCAAATATTTACGAAATATCTGAGATTTTATTATTGCATTTGTGTTACACAAAAAAGACCCGCCGTATTAGGGCGGGCCCGCATATCACTGTGCGACAGTTTGCTATTACTTCTTGAATGACCAATAGATAACAGCTAGTGCTACTAAGCCTACTAGGCCTTTTTCGCCAAGTGCGCCCACAAAAGTTGTGATTGCACCTACTACATCAAGTCCTAAGAATGGTACTGCCGCACCAAACAGGATTTGTAATACAACGCCAACGGCAATTAATTTGATACCCAAGTGCATGATATGACCTAGGAAGTCTCCTGCTATGCCGAATAGTTTACTCATTGCATCCATGTTTTTATCCTCCAGAGGATTGGTTAGATTCCTCATTAGTATTTACGGGGTAAACAGAGACTATTATAGATAGATATAAAAAATGGTGGGCCCACTAGGATTTGAACCTAGACTCAACGGATTATGAGTCCGCTGCATTAACCGTTATGCTATAGGCCCATGGTTGGTGCCTCGGGCCGGAATCGAACCGGCATAGCTATCGCCGACAGATTTTAAGTCTGTTGTGTCTACCAATTTCACCACCGAGGCGTAATATGGTGCGGGATGAGAGGGTCGAACTCCCGACATTCGCCGTGTAAAGGCGCTACTCTACCACTGAGTTAATCCCGCACAAATTGTTAAAGATCATGGTCGGGATACAAGGATTCGAACCTTGGACCTTCTGCTCCCAAAGCAGACGCACTACCAGACTGTGCTACATCCCGAGTCTCAATACTATCTATTATACTTGAAGTGTGGTATATATCAAGCATATATGGGTAATTTGGCTGGCGAGGCTGGGATCGAACCAGCGACCAGGTGATTAACAGTCACCTGCTCTACCTCTGAGCTACTCGCCAATTGCAAATTATTTATAATCAAAAACAAAGGGGGCGATATTTCTATCGCCCCACAACCCTCTGGAGGATGGTTGTAAAAAACTACCTAATATCAGGCGTTCTTTTCTTCCTTATTACACTTTTTGAAAAGGTATGCTTTAGCAGTACGCATTTCGATATTGCTCAATACACCATCATTATCCTTATCTGCTATCTCAAAAAGATTCTTGCTAACTTCACATGATGATGTTAGTTCGGCAAAGTCTACCTTACTGTCACCATTTGTATCAAACTTACCTACACGATCCTGTGCCATTGCTGAAACACTAACCAATGCTAATAGACCAATTGCGAACTTCTTCATAACAAACTCCTGTATTAGATACGCGCATTCTTGCGCAAAGATATTTATGCTAGCTGGCCAAAATGTATAAGTTTTGTACAATACAAAGGGTGTACAAGAATTATTAATTCTTATTTGCGTTTATCCAATTATATAGATTATCAGCAATTTGCTTATGCCCGATCAAACTAGGATGATTACTGCTTGTTTTATCAACTTGCATATCCTCGATACAACATAATTTAATTGAGTTCTTATACCAATTAAAATTATCGTCTAGATATTTGATCTGGTAATCACTCATGCTATTAACATCAGAATGTATTATAGTAAAAAGATGTTTTATATCATGGGTTTTAAAGAAAAAACCTAATGATAGTATTTGGCTAAAAAAGGTATTGCACCATGTCTTATCGTTGAGATTTTTAAAATAAGATTTTCTTAATGCAAAATCATCATCGTCGCTTATTTTTTTGTTTTCATAAACGACCATATCATGTTTAGCTAATGCCCAAGATTTTTCGTATTGATTATAATATTCATATCTACTAGGATCAGTCCACTGTATCACAGCGATATAATCTGATACATCTTCATCGTTATAAATTTTAGGAATAAAAAAATCAAAGGTTTTTCGTAATATCCTTGCGTTCGAACCACATCCTAGACTGTGATTGTGAACTTCTGTGCAAGATAATAAATCAGAAAGATGTTTAGGCCAAGTAACACTTAACCTATAATCATTTAGTTGACCTGAGGCTTGTGCATCTAATAATTGTCCAGATTGGTCATGTAGCGATTTTACGATATCGCCGCCCCAAGTAAAACTACAACCATTTGCGAATAATTTCATAATATAAAGATGGTGCCCACTGACGGGATCGAACCGCCGACCCCCTGATTACAAATCAGGTGCACTACCAGCTGTGCTAAGTGGGCATACCTTTATTTAGATTATTATATCACTAATTCAAAATAACTCTACTATGTTTAGGAACACCGGCTAACAAATATTCCATTTGATCAGCCATGATATTACGATTCTGTAGAATCAAATGCTCAAAGTGATTAGGTACATAAGGTACATAAATCAATTCAAGCTTTGCTTCTTTCAGCGACTTGCTACCCTTATGTGTGTTACAACGCTTGCAGGCAGTAACAACATTCATCCAATCATCTGCCCCGCCCCGACTGCGCGGTACGATATGATCACGGCTAAGTTGACCTGGTGTTGCAAAGTGATTACCACAATAGGCACAAACATGACGGTCACGACCAAACAGTGTCTTGTTAGTTAGTGCGACCTTACCATTCCTAGCAGGATTGAAACCATTGCCCCTGATAGCGATAATGCTAGGAGTTTCAAGATAACTTTCAGTGCCGTCATTTTGAATGCCACCGCGATACTTAGCGATGACCTCTCCAAGCGACCAGGCAACTGCACCCTTAGCATGGTACACAATTGCGTTATCGTGGCTAATCCACTGTCGTGGGGTTCCACCAATGTCTAATGCTAGAACTGCCATAAACTCCTCAACTCATTACCTTCTTGATAAAATCCCTACGTACAAAAACACTACGTTGGGTGCCTTCTACTAACAGTTTGATAAACTCAATACCGTCAATAAACTTCTTTTCAGGTTTACCGATCATGACAAACCTTTCTTTATTGTATATATTCTCAAAAGTTGTCTGTCTCATAGTAATCTCCTTACTAAAATGGTGCCCAGGAAAGGACTCGAACCTTCACGCCGAAGCAATGGCTTCTAAGACCATCGTGTATACCAATTTCACCACCTGGGCAATAACTTTATCTATCACTCTGTCTACGATTATACTCTTCCATAGCATAAGTTTCAACTGTTGCTTCATCCAATTTAAATTCTTCAGCAACCTCTTTCATGGCACTAAAAAGTATGCCCATTTGCTGTTCTAATGCTTTTTTAGACTTTTTACTGTCTAGATTGTGAACATTTCTTGTGCATACACCTGCCATGCGATTAGCTTCTTCCATAAGATAAACTAATGCTAATTGTTTACTATCCATCATAATTCATATCCTTTGTTTGGAGCGGGATGAGAGAATCGAACTCTCGACCGAAGATTGGAAATCTGCTGTTTTACCATTAAACTAATCCCGCAATATTATTCGTGCTAAATTCTCAAAAGGTTTTATATCTCTTTTAGATATTTTTAATTGTAACTCTTCATGTAAATACTTATATCCGCTTGTTGACATGTAAGCATTTATTTCATCTATCATAACATTTTGACTGTAACCCAATGATTTAAGCACGGAGGTAATTTCTTTCTTTAAATCTGGTCTCATGTGCTTGACAAGTACATTGGCTTCCTGTTTATAAACTGGATTCAAATAATAGTGAGCATGAATTAATTCATGCTTCAGAGTTTCGCTATCACCTTTTTTCGTAGCTATAAGATAATAAGGTTTATTCTTAAAATCTAAAGTGATTTGTCTAATCTTTTGCTCACGATCATTTAATTTAAAAGAATCAAAAAATTCTTCTAAAACATGACCAGGCAGATTGAAGCCAGACCAATAACTAAAATAAGTTATAAACCCATCTATGTCAGTATAGTGATCAATAAACTTTTCAAATGTAAAAACTTTTCCACGTAGTTTAGTACTATTACATTCATAGTATTCTTGCGGTCTGCATAATGCAAAGGTCAACTCTTTTTGTGAATTGAAGTTTAGATGAACTATATTGTTGTTATAAATTTTTACTTTCATATATGGCGACCCCGAGAAGATTCGAACTTCTGACCCACAGCTTAGAAGGCTGTTGCTCTATCCAACTGAGCTACGGGGCCTAAATTGGTGGGACCACAGGGATTCGAACCCTGGACCAACAGATTAAAAGTCTGCTGCTCTACCGACTGAGCTATAGTCCCGTAATCTTGCAAATGTACAATCATTTCGTCAATTATAAATGTTATATCGGAACTTATCAAATATTTGGTGCCCAGAGAGGGAATCGAACCCACACTCTTTTTATGGAAATGGATTTTGAGTCCATCGCGTCTACCAGTTCCGCCATCTGGGCAAATACTAAAATGGTGCCACGGGGCGGAATCGAACCACCGACACAAGGATTTTCAGTCCTCTGCTCTACCAACTGAGCTACCATGGCATGGCGCGCCCTGAAGGACTTGAACCTCCGACCCTAACGTCCGTAGCGTTATGCTCTAATCCACTGAGCTAAGGGCGCTAATATGGTACCCCCGGCCGGAGTCGAACCGACACTGTGCGCTAATCTGGCGCCAAAGCCTGTGTATAAGACAGGTGTTCTACCATTAAACTACAGGGGCAAAAATGGGGTGACCAGTGGGAATCGAACCCACGAATAACGGGATCACAACCCGTGGTCTTAACCGCTTGACGATGGCCACCATAAAAGTTGGCGACTCGGACGGGACTTGAACCCGTGACCCTCGGCGTGACAGGCCGATATTCTAACCAACTGAACTACCGAGCCGAATACTGGTGGTGAGAGGGAGAATCGAACTCCCGACCTATGGGTTATGAATCCATCGCTCTAACCGTCTGAGCTACCTCACCAAATAAATAAGTATATGGAAGTCAATAATTTAGTAAACAACAAATATGTGCCACTCATAGACACATACTATAATCATGATACTAAACTTCCAAAACCTAGTGATAGTAGTTTACTAAGCACCACGCCTGAAGAGATACAACGTAATCTTATGATGTGGCGTAAAGAGCAAGAACGAATTCATATTGTTGTATAAACTGGCGGAGACGGTTGGATTTGAACCAACGGTCAGGATTACTCCCGACGACAGGTTAGCAACCTGCTGCTTTAGACCACTCAGCCACGTCTCCTTATTTCATGAATTCTTTATAGAAGTACACACGCAATGCTAGCAATAGGTTTTCTACTCTATGCTTTTGTACTGTTACTTCCATGATTTCATCAAATGTTTCATTTAAAAATCTGTCTAGATAATATCTAGAAACATTCTTTTCTCTGATTTGCTTAAGCATTTCTCTATACTTGTCAGCATAAGGATATACTAAAATATCCGGAGTACCGCTTGAACTTGAGCCTTTATTTTCTAAGGCGTCGATAAGCATCTCAACATGCGGTTGTAAATCTTCAAAACGAAACTTGCTCATAATACTCCAAAATGTGGTGGGACAACATGGGCTTGAACCATGGACCTAAGCGTTATCAACACTTTGCTCTACCAACTGAGCTATTGTCCCTTACTGTCCCTTTGCTTTACCTAATGTATGACGAACTGGTCTGCCGTTTTCATCAACGCATACAAAAACCATTTCATCAATTTCAACGATAATACTTTGTGTAACTAGATTACGTACTTTTACTTCAAGTGTTACACTAGTCTTACCAACACGTTTCAATGCTACACCAATTTCAACAACATCACCCTTTTTAGCAGGGGCTATGAAATTGATGGCGCTAATACTTTTAGTTACAACCTTCTCATGTCTTGTCTCAATAGCAGCGTAGATCGCAGCCTCTTCGTCAACCCAAGCCATAAGGCGTCCGCCAAACAATGTATTGTTCGCATTCAGATCCCCTGGCTTGACTAACTTCCTTGTCAAAAATCTCATGTCATACTCCGTTATTCTAATATCTCTATCTCACTTTCTGTGACAATGGCTACTCTTGCCCCGCAAGGTAATAATGTTTTTTCATTGCCACTATACATCACTTCACTAGGTCCGTTGATACGAACTCTGTGACAGTATGTATTCTTTTTACCTTCTTTTATAGTGATAACAGGATCATTAGTGCCATTCTTTTTGTTAGCACGAATAACGTGTTGGTTGACATGAATAAACTTTTTCATATGACCTCATAAAATGGTGGACAGAGCTAGATTCGAACTAGCGTAACCCGTCGGGTGATTGATTTACAGTCAATTGGATTTAGCCACTCTCCCATCTGTCCGAAATTAGTTGCTTCCTCTCTGCGGTGGTAACTTAGACTATCAAGCATTGCTGCCATCACACGGTCCCTCCATCCACTTCACGACCAAAGAGGATTTTCGCATTGCCAGCGCCAGTTCGGTTAGACTGGAACCACCCTGTGGACATCACGCCACTTCTCATCGTCTGGGTAGACTAGCAGTTGATTAGACTGCACGTTCAGTACGCCGTTATGGATAGCAATCACCCTGCTACCGTTTGCTCTATAGGACTTGTCTAGAATTGCGTCTGTCAAGAACACTAGGCTGGTATATCTCACAGCCATTTTCCGGCAAAATTTGGAGTGGAAGGTCGGATTCGAACCGACGGCTGGAAAGTTTTGCAGACTTTTGTATTGGGCCTCTCTACCACTTCCACAATATAAATTGAGTGTGTCTAGTGTTGCTAGTAGGGCATCCCGGTCCTCACAGGGACATTCCCCCATTACATACCACCCTTTGTAAATTTTTCACACTCAGAACTTGGTAGCGGGAGACGGATTTGCACCGCCGATCTTCAGGTTATGAGCCTGACGAGTTGCTACTTCTCTATCCCGCAATCAGAATCTATGTTCAAAAGAAAATTGATATAAATTATGAATGTCATTAGGATTGCTATAATGTTTGATCTGTATGCTACTACGATCTTTATAAGAATAATTTAATCCTAATTCAAAGTTATACTGATCTGGAAAAATAATACTTTTATTTGTCCAGTAATTTGTGCCTACTTTTATTTTAAGAGCATCATTAATATTAAAAAGTCTAGACAATTTAGCCGCATAATTTTGAGGTATGATTGTATAGCAACCATTACAGTCCCAATAAAGTTGGCTAGTAATTGCTATGACACCTATCTCAAAATTGTTTATGATAGGTTGGTTAATCTCATAAGCGGTAGCGTTACTAAAATCATAAACTAAACCTTCCCAATATTGTATATCGGGTTGTTTAAATGTTTCTGAATTAGCGATAGTGCTTACTAGAAATAATAGTATAAAAAATAAGTTTTTCACAACCAGTTATTTATACATAAAATGGTGGACGTGACAAGGATCGAACTTGCGACATCCAGCTTGCAAAGCTGGCGCTCTCCCAACTGAGCTACACGCCCTTATTTAAATAAGGTGTGAGAGTGCTATCAGGTCCGTTCAAGGGCAGATCGCCCTCTGTTGTTTTCAGTGCCACCACAGCACACCCTAATAATCGGGACCAGAACTAACAACAGAATGGTATATCCTCGATAGCCAGGTAGTTGGTTAAACTCTTCGCTTTCGGACTCTCACAAAACTATATATCATACTTTACAGTATTTGTAAAATATTGTCAAAGAAAAAGGCGTGGGCTAATCCGTGTCATCTAGACAACTTGATTTAGTTTCATCTATGCCCCCACGCAACATAGACTATTCTGTTTCCATTTGTTGTATTCATGCTACTAACAGACAACCTCGCATTATACTAGTAACTACCATTAAAGGCTTGTTCTTAACCATATGGTTACTACACATGGTGTGCATTCCGTTCTACCTCATATATCAATCAGTGCTACCGAAACGGAAAAGCCCTCACACTGATAGGATGAACCCGTCAGACATGCCTGCAGGTCACCAAGTTGGCTGAGGTGCATGGATTCGAACCACGGTAAGCAGGATCAAAACCTGCTGTCCTACCACTAGACGACACCTCAATAAAAATGGCACCGGATGAGGGAGTCGAACCCCCGCTTACGGTTTTGGAGACCGCAGTGCTTCCGTAACACTTATCCGGCAAAAGTGATAGCCGCCCACACACCCGCGAACTATCGTGATGATGCCTGTGTATCATCTTACCCCAAGAATATGGCGTCCCCACGGGGATTCGAACCCCGGTTGCTGCCGTGAAAGGGCGGCGTCCTAGGCCTCTAGACGATGGGGACATAGAACTAAAAACTGGTGCTCCCAGAGAGATTTGAACTCCCGACCTACTGATTACTAATCAGTTGCTCTACCAACTGAGCTATAGGAGCGCACTACATTATTTACTGTTCTGTAAACATACACAGTGCTTTTCTATGCGCCATGCGCACAGGGCCTCTTTCTTGTATATGCTTACAGAATAATATTCTGTATTTAGGATTTTACTCGGGAAGTTTTCGCCATCCCTTTGATCCCCTACGCCGCCCGTTTGCGAGAAGTTTATAGTGCCTCGCGGAGCCTCGTTCCCCTTCACACTCTATCTAAGCATTATACACTAGTAACAATCTAAGTCAATAGTCTACAAACAAAAACCCCGGGTTTTTTATGCCCGGGGTCGAAAGTCTTTATAAATCAACAACTTACACTCCGGTTATCCTTTTGCTCCTGTAATTCTTGGTGAAGTATAGGCGCAACGGTTTTTACCCATTTCTTCACGGGTAAAAATACTTTGCCATATATGTAAGTTTGTTAGCATGACTTTATTTATATCAAGTAAAAATTACTTGGCTGCTTCGGCTGGGGCTGCTTCAGCGGCAACTTCGGCTGCTGGGGCTTCCGGTGCTGCTTCTACAACTTCTGCTTCTGGGGCAGGAGCTGCTTCAACCGCTGGGGCGGCTTCAACTGCTGCTTCTTCCTTCGCACCACAACCAACTAATGCTAATGCGGCTACGCCGGCTACGATTACGTTCTTCATTATTATCTCCTAGGTTAAATGAAAATGTGAGCATTAAGCCCACGCTTTATTTATACATACAATTTTTTTAAGTAAATATTATCATGGATTTTTCAGCATTTAGTCACGGACAAATACACAGTAAACTTTGGTTATGTGAACAAATAGAAAAGTTTGTAATAAAACCAGAGGTACCCTCTGAACCAAAAATAGCAATTTTAGGTTCATGGTACAATATTTTGGGGTTTCTATTACTTGTCAGAAATGATAAATCTTATAAACAAATCATAGGTATAGACGTTGATAAAACATGTATACAAATTGCTAATAAAATAGGAAACGCATTTTATGTGAATACCGGGCAATTAGAAAATTGGAACATGTCAGCAAATGACGTTCCATATGAAGAATTTGATTTAATCATCAATACGAGCATAGAGAATATTAAAGATGATCTTTGGTTTAACCGAATACCTGAAGGAAAATTTGTTTGCTTCCAGGCATGCGATTTAATGCCAGAAAAAGCTGAAAATTATGATAATTGGTTTATCACCAATCCTATCAATAACTTAGATGATCTAAAAGCTAAATTTCCTTTAAGTATAATTTATTATCAGGGAAGCAAGTCTTTTGACTATGGCGAATTAAAGTATAACCGATATATGATTATCGGCAAAAAATAATTAAATTTTTAAAACACAATAGGCATTGATATCGTTTTCGCCCTGATGCCAATCTGAATATAAACTAAAGCCTGTTTTTTGATATGTATTCCAACTAGACTGTCTAGGATAGCTCCATACTAAATTACAGCCTTCGTCTATTCCTTGTTGTACGGTAGACTTTAATAACTCTACACCTATACCTTTTTTTCTATATTCAGGAAAAACGAACAGCCCTCTACTTCTATAAGAATTATCTATGCATTTATGACCGCTATTACAACCTACTATATTATTATCTAATTTGAATGCAAAATACGAAGGCTGATACTGCCAATTTTGTAGTGTCATAGTGCCATCTAATAACATGGCACTATGAGATTCAATTTTAGAAATTCTAGTTGGCCAAAGATATGTTTGCCATATTTCTAAAATTTCTTCAAAAGAAATTTTAACTATCATCAATTACAAGGGTGGGGCTATTTTACCGATAGCATTGATTACACTAGCAATCTTGCCAGCATGATGTAATTCTTGAACACTCATGCCTTCTTTGCGTAATACATCATAGTGATTTTTTACACAGAAGTGGCACTTGCCAATAGCACTTGCTACTAATGCATAGAGTTCAAACTTTTTCTTTGATACTCCACCGTGCGTAGCATAAGCATTCATACGCAATCCTGCAGGTAATCCTTTTAGTTCAGGGTCGTTACACATTTCAACAAATGGATACCAAGCATTGTTCATACCCATGAGAGAAGCGGCAGTTTTTGCCGCTTCCATTTCGGGTTGAAAATTATCTAGTTCGCCACTAGTCATGATAGCATATGCAAGTTCACCGTTACCTGCCGCCAATGCCGCAGTCAATGCACAAGCATGTGTATCTTCTACACTCAATGGACTGCGATTGATGACAGCATCAAGATTTAGTTTGATATCTTTGCTGTGATCAGGAACGCTGTCCTTGATAATTTCTACCCAGCCGCGCATTATAGTGTCTCGCCACCGATAGTGCGATTACATGGGCATAGTTCGCCTGTTTGGCAAGCATCTAATACGCGCAATGTTTCTTCTGGGCTACGACCAACATTCAAGTTGTTTACAGTAACGTGCTGAATGACGTTCTGTGGGTCAACAATGAAAGTTGCGCGTAGTGCTGCGCCAGCCGGCTTATAAAATACACCCAACTGATCAACTAGGCCAACTACTTCTGTGCCAAAATCATCATCATTTTCATAAACATAATGTCTGCGTTCTGTGTCAGCAAACATCCAGCTATTGGTCTTCTTCAAATCTTCGTGGGCACTACGCCAAGCCAACTTACAGAATTCATTGTCTGTTGAGCCGATCAATAATACAGCATCACGGTCAGCGAAATCCTTGTTCAACTTGTCATAAGCAACAATTTCAGTTGGGCAGACAAAAGTGAAATCCTTAGGGTAATATACGATTACCTTCCACTTGCCAATAAAACTGTTTTCCGTAATTGTTTCAAAAGCATCATCTGGGGTCAACTTACCCGGCTTGACGCCAGTCACTGCGAATGAGCCTAACTTATCTCCGACTGTTTTCATTTTGTTCTCCTATATAGAATGAGTATTGTATATATAGGTACAGGACTGTACCAAACAATTATTTATACGAAAAGTTGTTCAATTGTTGCCCATATAAGAACAAGTATGGGTAACACGATAAAAAGATTTTTTAATAATTTATTTTCTTTTGGGTTAGAATGACAACTGCTACAATTATGCTGCTTCAAAATCTATCTTCCTTTGTTCAGCATCTTTTACAATCTGTTGTTTTCTTTCTGGCGTGGCGTCCCACCACTCGGTTATTTCTTTAGCGGTTCTGAAGCATCCTACGCACATACCAGTGCGGACGCGGCATATAGCAATACACGGAGATTTTACTTCGTTGCTCATATTAAAACTCAAACGTTTGGTTTTTTAAAATTTTTTTGATTTTTTAACTTTTTAAAAAGTTGTGTTTGAGACCAAGGCTTACTAGGTGAATTGTCTTGTCTTATTACCTTTTTAATAAGTTTACGACCTCCGCCGAAGTTTTTTAAATCAATCATAGTCTCTCCCGTGCTTTATTTATCGTCTTGAATTACAAGCCAGCCCAGCTTTAACAAATCGTCGCGTATCTCGTCGGTAACTTCACCCTCAGGCACAAATTTTTTAGACCTGAAGTGTAGTTCGTCCGCGACAGTATCATAAGTGACAGAACCTATCCCACTACAATACCAATCTATATAGTCGCCCTCTTGACGCATATCACTTATGATGCCGCCGGCACCACGCCAACTGCAACTCCAGCGATCATCTGATAATATAGGCCAGACATCGTTCTTTACAAACTCATTGTTACACATAGCTGCGTAAAGATTCTGAGAATAAGACTCACTATTGCGAACCTTTTCTAATATCCACTCTGTGATCAATAAATCGTATTCAAGATTATTTGCGGTCATAATGTTTGGATTCCGTCACTTCCATCTTCGTTGACTTCTATCCATGTATAATCGCCCAACCATTTTACTCTACAGAAATATTCATATTCTATAGGTTTATTAGCATGCCAGTCATTAGGTCCTAACGGTGTAAGTATGGACTTGTTTTTACTGGTATCCCAAACTAACCAATAACATTGATTATGATACAACTGAAATTTATATTCAGCACCATGAACCATGTCTGTTAGTTGTAATCTTCTTTGTATCTGCTGTGCTTGCTTCTGCAATACATTTACAAGTTCCATAATACGATCATATTCTTGGCTAGCATGTAATCTAGCCACATTGATCATAATGTCTTTTTGTTTAGTAACAGGAACTAAATCAAACTTAGGAGCACCTACTTCTGTGGGGTAATTAGTAACATTACGATTGAAAAAGGAAACGAGAGAGTTTCCAACTGTTATGTCAAAACTCTCTCGTCCTTTTGCTGTGTTTGTTTTTTTAGGTTCGTCGCTCACACTCTATTTAAAGAATACTAGAGCCATCAAAATACTTTGCATGATGAACCCAAGACCAATAATCACTAGACTGATAACATTCTTTTCAAGGATAGCCTTGATATAAAACAATGCCATAGCAGCCCAGAGAATAATAACCATATCGATTGGCGGAGTGTTATCAGTAAGCCCAGTCATCAATCCAAACAAACTTGGAATAGTGACTGCGTGTAATGCGATAAGACCAGTCCAACCTATACCGTCAATACTAACTTGGCGTATGCTTTGCTTAAACTCTATCCAAAGTTTGTTGACAAAGTTTACGACCATTTCTTTAAAAACACTAAATGAAACTGTCATTTTATCCCTCGTAGAAAATATGAGTGCCGATCTTCGTTATACGCTTCAACTTCCAATTTGGATTTACATAGTCAGCATGATAATACAATGCGTTCTCAATGCTCTCCAACTTGAAATCTTCTAAAAATACCATTTTAGCAACACGATAACTTTCTTCGTATGCTTCATCGTCAACTGGACGATTACGATGTTTGCTATCGCAATACCAACTGAACTGACAAATCACACGTTCGGTAAATCGTGTCTTTTGGTAAACAACAGCACACACATCACGTGGGAACTTGTTACTGTTTACACGATTGAGCGTAACTTGAGCAACAGCCACTTTGCCTTCAAACGGCTCATGACCTGCTTCACGGTACACATTGATGGCGAGACAATCAAGACTCTTTTCTACTTCAGCAGCAGTCATGTAGTCTGGATCAATATCGCGTTTTTGTAGATCGTCTACTTTCTTGAGAATGACAAAGTTAGTGAGTAACACAACGATGACAAGCCCAATTAGTAGATTGATACCTTTCAACGATTTTTCCATTTTGTTTCTCCTATGTTAGTTGTCTAACTTCAGGTAATACATTAAGTAGTTATCGTATACTAGACAATTACTCTACACAACTATTTTGGGTAATCATTCTATCCAACAATCGCAATTACATTCAATTACTTTGTCAATCGCATCGTTGATATTATACTGTCCGGGCAATAAGATGCCATTTATAAAATCTACGTTTAGTGTATTTGGAACTACATTACCTTCATCACCAGTAATAAAGTTTGGAATCCCTGTTCCTAGAAGTGTCGACGGGCCAACAGGAATTTCCGGACCTGCTACAGTACAGCAATCTGGATCTTGTAATAATGGTTGTATGCTTCCCTGCACCTTATTTTCTGTTCTACGTAAAGATTGTTCTCCGCAATCAAAGAAGGTGTTTTTATCTGGCTTCATTTGATCGCCGTCACAATTTTGAGTAGATGCGAATGCTGGCATAGAGAAAGTGAGGCCGTTTTCAGCCGTGATGCCAGATCCAGGTACAGCCCCACACTTAGTACCATTACCCATTAATGCGGATACATCTTCATCAGACAATGTGTCAGGAATGGTGTTATCTAAGGGTATGCCTGCTTCTGCCAATCTATCTTGATTTCTGCTCTCGCGCATCAAACCAATTATGCTTTGTCCACCTGTCGAACACATGTCAGCAATCATTTCTAAACTTTGTGCAGGTCCATGAGGCATTGTGTTTGCTGCATATTCAGGGATAGAGTCAACAAAGTTATAAAGTGCAGTAGGATATAGTGCTAACCAGGGATCTCTTGGAATTGGCACAGGTGGTATCGCTGTATATCTTGCTCTTTGCTCAATCTTTAATGCTGTGCCTAATGCATTCCAATTTGCATTTAATAATTTTGCCTTATTAAAATTCTCTATGCTACTAGAAAGAATGCTTTGTATTTCAGCATCAGCTGCAATTATCAATTCATTGATTCTTGCTTGTCTTGCTGCCCATGCGCCGCCATCATCAATATCTCCGTATGCATCAGGTGGGGGATCGGGGACAACTCTAGGTATCAATGCTCCTGTAATAATTGCATCTTGATAGGCAGGGAGCAAAGTTACCCCTGTTATTCTTTTATATGTAGAGGCATCATTTGGATCACTCCCTACTGTCAATGTGCCTATTTGCGGAGTTGGTTGAGTTTGTTCTTGTTTTAAGAGAGGAGGACTATTAGGATCGTATCCCCCACCTGAATATAAAACACTTGCGCCTGTAATTCTAAATTCTTCAGGTGGCAATGGATTCTCAAATTCATCAAACTGGCTAAAGGTAATATTGATGATTGCACGACTATATGTGCAAAGCTCCCAAATTTCCTTATAAATGTTAATTAGAGTTTCAGTTTGTAATTGTTTTATACCGTCGTAAATATTCTGTAATGGATAAGGTAGTGCAGTCATAGAACCAACAAAGTCGCTATGAGTATACGTTCCGTATAAGCCTGAGCCTAATGCAACTTTAGATAATGCTGCATCTACTTTAAAAGTTTCTGTTGGGACGTTTGTACCATTAGTAAGATTCAATCCATTATTTGTTTCTAAACTATAAACAACTTTAGCAAAAGTTTTCGGATCAACTTCATTTATATTTTTTATCTGTTGCATACTGACGCCAAATGCGCCAGCCAACACAGCTTGATCTTCTGGTATAATACCATAAAGATAACTATCGAATCCTTCTTTCGGTATCTGAAAATTATATTCGTCTGCCATAATTATTTCTTATCAAAGTTTAGTTTATCATTGATTGGTACGTTGTGGTGTAATATGAATGCTCCGGGACGTTCGCCTGCCCAAAAACTATTGTTACCTGCATCTATAACACGCACAAACTTCATACCAACATCTTCTAGTCCGACAACTTCATCATACCAAGTGCGACCGTTGCGCATGACTGCTACACGCTTGCCGTATACTTCTGTTGCTGGAATGAAACCCTTATCTTTTGTGAGTATCGGTGCTGTGGTTGAACACACTAATGTTATACCATCACTTGTGCTGATACGCACACACGGCTGATAGTCGTTTAATGTTTTGACTACTTGACCATCTACTATACTTAGTTCTTCTGTGCCAAGACTTATCTTCATACCAGTCTCTAGCATCCAAGCCTTTGTTATCTCTCTGCCATTGTGCTTTTGCTCTGTCTCGATTAATGGTATAAATGATTCTAGTGCTACGCAACCGCCGCCGCCTGTTCTTGCTGGTGGAGGTGTCGGCGCCGGTGGCTCAGGTAATGGAGGCGGTGGTGGGTCCTGTTTCGGCAATGGCACATCCGGTACTGGTGGGGGCAATACAATAATTGGTTCTATAACTGGAATAATTTCTGGTAATGGTAGTACGACTGGTTCCGGTACCTGCACAAAAATTTCTTCTTCGATGACAGGAAGCACAGGAGGAGGCTCAATGATAGGTGGTTGCACAGGTGGAATGATCGGACCAACAACCTCTTTTATTCTAGGTGTCAATAATTGAGGATTTAATTCTCTATCAACAAACAACAAGTAGTATGTTTTGCTATTGTTAGGACTTGGAGTTGTATTATATATAGGTACAGTTAAGGTAGTATAACTGATCGGGAACATTTTTCCAACATTTAATAAATCAGATAATCTCACTATACCTTTAGTTTTACAATTTAATATTTTTAATATTTCTTTTAAATCTTTTCCGCCGATAGCTAAAAATGACGAATAAATTTTTTGTTCTTGAATAGTAGTCGCGGTCACAGTACCAGCACTTATATCATCTATTTCTTGTTGTGATAATTGAGATAATAAAAGTGATAAGATTACAGGTCTAGTTAATGCATTGTTTGTTTGCAAATTGTATAATAAGGTCGACGGCAAACCAAACATGCTTATTTTGCTTAGATTTAAAGCGCCGCCTAAATTAATCAAGTCTTGACCAAATGCTTGTGTTGATAAACTTACACCTGTAATATCGGCAGTAATTAAATCATTCATATTGCTATAGGTGCCTTCTAAGAAGGTAATAGAATTTCTTAACGCCATTATCGCTTGATTAGACTGTTCCAAGAATCCAGTAATCGTTACAAATTGTGTAGCATAGTTTTTATATTCTGGTTCTTCGTTTAAAGGACTTGAGCCTTGCCAATTGAAAACATTCCATGCTTGTAATGCTAGACAACGTAAAAATCCCCACTGAGTTACAGAATAATTATTGTTGTCAGTATCATAAGGGAACCATGTTGCTTCTTGTCCTTGACCAACGTCACCTTCAATAGCATAACCGCTTGTGGCTTGACCTTGCCATACATTACTTGGATCATTAACAAGATATGTTGGAGGCAGACTATTTGATAATGCAGGTATTCTACTTTGTCCCATCGCTAGCAAATTATCGTAGGTAGCTTTGTCAATATTAGAATTATAATAAGTTAGATTGTTAACATAAAATCTAAACGTATGATCTGTAAAATTCATGTATTCGGCAACATCAGGTGTATAATTTAAACACCATCTACCTGGTCTTCCAGTGCCCGGGTCTAAGAAATATACCTGCCATTGGCTACCCGGAGTGTTTCCGTCGCCTGAAATCAAATTACCGATATAAAATTGTAGCGTTAACGCTTTACCTTTACCCGGTGTAGTATAACCTAATCCGCTACCGTTAGAAAAAATTTCTGTCCCGACACTATAGCCTAATCTTCTAACTTGCCCCTGACTATATCCTGGTAAACTAGGTCCCACTGTGTTACATTCAAAAACGGTTCCTTCATCATTTGAGGGAGCACCTACAACTGTAAAATCTGTCTGGTATGGTCCACCGGGAGGACCGTTCTGTTCAATGACATATTGATATTTTTTCATATCCTCACTGTAAGGGGGAATACCATATATATCCTGTAAAGCCCAGTCAGTTTCGCCCATTTCTGTAATTATAAATCTAGCGCCAAGTCCCGTCATCTGGCTACTAGGCAATACGACCGGCATATCATCAACTACAAAATAATTTCTAGGAATGATGCCACCTCTGTTAACTTTTTTAACAGTTAATATGCCTAGATAATTTGTAATACCGACCAGATCGCCTACTATTTCAGTAGGGTTCAATCCATCTTCACTAAAACCATTTGAATAATAGGCTGCTTGAACTGCTTGAGTGACCCAAGATAAACATGTGTCATTAATAATCGAACCGGGAGTGTATTCGCTATTTGTTTTACTAGATCCAATTAGTCGTTGGGCAACAGGATTGATGCTTAAGCCTTCATTAAGTATGGTTGCGGCTACAACATTGACACCTAGCGGGCTTTGAATTCCTGTGTCTGCCATAATTTATTAAGGGACGAAAACGTCCCCGCTTCCTTGAACGATTTGATGACCGCAATTATTTTTGCTATCAACACGTACAACAGGTTTATTCTCAGCAAAAACACTAGGACTACCATCCGTAGTGACCGCATTTTTATGAATGCTAGGGGATGATGGGCTATGCGGACTTATTTTGCAAGGGTGCAATGCTACTGGCTTATTATTGCAAAATACTGTGCTTGCCCCCTGCTGTAATACCCCACCGGTTGTATTTTTATCACCTTTTCTGCTGAGTTTCTTTCCTGACATTCCCTTATCCTAGTAATACTTTCTTACCAGGCACTTGTAAACCAGTCGTTGCTTCAATGTATTTTGTCTTTACATTATCGTCAGTTTGGGCTACTAGTGCTAGGCTACTAGTATTTAGTCTGACATTTTCTCGGTTATTATAGGTGAACAAACTAGGGACTAATCCAAGACCACCTTGTGGGCTAGGACCAATACTGACTGGTTCTGATATGGTATAGTGTGTATCTGACACAGCAACTACTTTAGCAATCAATTCTTCTCCGCTATTGAGCTTGAATGTATAAATCTCGTCTTTTGTGATATCCATCTTATTTTACCTCATTGAAATATTTTATCAAATCGTCATGTCCACCGATAAGTTTATCATCCAAAAATATCTGCGGTACTGATCGTGCTGTGGGTACACTTTCTAATAGTTGTTCTTTAGTCCAACCAGTACCAATCTTGCGTTCTTCGTACTTGATGCCTTTTTGTTCTAATAATCTTTTGGCTAGGTCACAATAGCCGCAAAAATCCTTGCTCCATATTACTGCTTGCATATATTCTCCTTATTACTTTATATATTATAATGACGGTAGGTCGTCATAATTTAGTTGATCACTCATGACACCAATCACATAGTTAGTGCTTTCGTTTTCCTGCAATGCTGTTTGTTTTTTGCTAGTATCACTATGCTTATTGAACCAAGGGATCGGGGTGATCTTTGGTGCATGATGTTGGTACTTGATACCAATTTCTTTGAGTGCTGTGGCGGCTGTATAATCAACGAAATCTTTTAGAATGTTTGCGTTCAATCCAATAACATTACCCTTGCTGAACAGATAGTCTGCCCAATCTTTTTCTTCACGGATAACGTCCATATACATTTGATATACTTCACTTTCGCATTGTTCTTTTGCCTTTGCGAAACGACTATCTTCTTTGACAACTTGATTGATCAACCAAGCGGTCCATTCCTTGTGTAACAATTCGTCTTGTAAAATTAAACTGATAATATTACCATTACCGATAAACAATTTGTTTTCGACCATCGCTAGACTAGTAGCAAAACTCACCATGAAGCGGAACGCTTCTAGTGCGTAACTTGCGTTTAGTGCTAGCCAAATTGCTTTGATGTGGTCTGCTTCTTTGACCTTCTCGCCAGCTTCTACACGGCAGTTGATAAGATGTAAGTCATCATAATACTTGCCTACGCTACTTGCCATGTCAACGATTTCTTTTGTATCGTGTATAGTATTGAAAACGTCTTTTGGCACATTATAAATGTTACGAATAATGTGACTGTATGAGCGGCTATGAATATTAGTCTCAAAGAAACCCCAATTGAACATCAATGCTTCAAGTTCAGGCAAACTGACAACAGGAGTAAAGACTTGCGTTGGGCCGCGACCTTGTAAACTATCAAGTGCGGTCTGGCGTAGTAAATTACTAGTAAAGATATGCTTTACTGCATCGCTACTTTCTTTGAAATCATTAGCATCTTTAGTGAGACTGACTTCTTCTGGCACCCAGAAAAAGCCACGTGCTGTTTGTTCTAGTTTTTGTAATTTATTGTACTTTACTTCTTCAAATCTTTGAATAGTTACTGGACCTTTTGGATCCAAAAACATCTTGCGATTCAAATAATCAGTTTTAGTTTTTAGGTTATATTGTTCTTTGCTCATTAGTAATTTCCTGATGCTAGTACTATCTTACAGATATGTTCTAATCTTTCTATGTGTTCGTAAGCACGCCAGGGACTAGTATCTATGCTTACTACTCCGTGCCCTTTTATTCCTACAATATCATACTTAGTATAGCCCTGATTGTCAAGTAATAGATTATTATGTACGCCCTGTGCTAGTTCTTCGCTGATTGGTGGCACATCTGGCACGTTTGGCGCAACTTTTGTATAACGACCCAATTCTGGAAAATCTTTGACTAACTTATCTAATTCTATACCGGCATGCATGGCTGCTACGATATATGTAGGATGGATGTGTACCACAACACGAACATCATGCTTATGTTGTCCTAATTCTTTTTGTAATCCAAAATGCATAGGCAGCTCGCCGCTGGGCTTTAGTTTGCTACTTATATCAGTATATTCTAATACATTATGACTGTATAGACTTACATTACGATTTACTGCCTGTTTCACAATACCAATCTTTTTGAATTGGTCTGGCTGAAGTGTTTGTTTGCGTACACCGCTTGGCGTGATATAAAAATAATCACGGTCATGATGGCGTATGCTTACATTGCCATCGCGGCTAGTGATCCAATTACGCTTATAAGCGTCAACCAAAATATCACATATTGTTTCTAACATTATTACTAGTCCTTTAGTAAACGCCAAACTCTTTCTTTGCTAGTTTCTGTCCACATATAATGATATCCTATCAGAGGCGGCTTTAGTGTATTAGGATCATACAACATAGTATGCTCATAATACCAGTTCATCCAAACTATTTTGCCGCTTGTAACTCTAACAGGAAACCATGCAAACTTTTTTGTTTCTTTGCTGTCTATAACTTACAACTCTCGCAATCTTCTTCTACCGGTATATCAACTGACTGCTGTGCTACCTGCTGCAATTCTTCCGTGACCTTCGCGCCAGCCTTATTGATTAGGCTGTAGTAGAAAGTCTTTAGTCCCCACTGATGCGCCAACATCAAATTCTTAGCAATCAGTGTAGAAGGCACTTTACGTCCTTCAAAGTGTGCAGGATTATAGAATGTGTTTGTACTAATACTTTGATCAACATATGCTGCTAATACCGCTGCTGTTTTCAAATAGCCAGCACAATCAGTTTGATCCCACATGAGTTGATATTTATTCTTCAACTTGTTGTATTCGGGAACGACTTGTGTGAAACTACCAGCCTTGCTTTCTTTTGTGCTAATCAATGACATAGGCAATTCAATGCCGTTCGTGCTGTTGATTACCACGCTTGAACTTTCTACAGGGGCGATTGCCATCAATGTAGCATTTCTTACGCCATGTTGTTTCATCTCATTTCTGAGTGGTTCCCAGTCTAGTTCAGGCTTGAAGTTTGCAAGTTTGTTGACTCCTGGTGCGCGTAGCTCCCAGGGGAACACACCTTGACCATAACGTGTCTTGTCACTGTCTACACACTTGCCCCGTTCCTTAGCTAGTTCTACTGTGGCTTCGGTGAGGTAATATGCTTGATGTTCCATCCACGTTTTGACTTCTTGTAGACTATCACTCTCACCATACTTCATACCACGTTTGGCATGCCAGTAGGCAAGGTTAGTGACACCTACGCCTAGTGGTTGTATCTCATCGTTGCTCAACTTGCTTTGTATTGACAAGAAGTCCTGATAGTCAAGGATATTACACAAACTACGTTGTAGTATGCGACATGCTCTACGCATATCTTCTGGGTTTCTAAACGCACCCCAGTTGATGCTACCCAATGTACATAATGCGATACGACCATCTGGATCGTCCAATCGCTTGAAGGGCTTAGTTGGAAGCAATATCTCGCAACATAGATTGCTTTGATAGATCGTATGATATTCTGGATCAAACGGACCCTGGTTCATCACGTTATCAATGAACACTAGATAGATACGGCCTGTATCCGTTCTTTCTTTCAATATACCGCCCTTGAATACTTCTTCAGCACTCATGGTCTTTTTACGCAAATCCTTACGTTTCTCATATTTGACGTAAAGTTCTTCAAACTTCTGAGTATTTGAGTAGAAAGCCTCGTATAAATCAGGAACTTCGTTGGGGTCAAAAAACGTTATATTTTCACGGTTTTTGAACCTTTTGAAGAAGAATGCTGATAGTACTACGCCATAGTCCATATGACGCACTCTAGTTTCATCAGTTCCTTGGTTATTCTTCAATACGATCAAATCGTCAAACTGATAATGCCATATTGGGTAGAATATCGTAGCACTTGCGTTGCGGATACCACCTTGTGAGCAACTGCGTAAATCACCATACCACTTCTTTAGAAATGGTATCATGCCAGTATGCATAACTTCGCCACCGCGAATAGGGCTACCTAATGGGCGTAGTCTGCCGATCTCTAGACCAATGCCAGCACGTTTGCTAGCATACTTTGCCATCATCTCTCCACTAGCAAAAATACTGTCAAGATCGTCATCACTGCGAATAAGAACGCAACTAGAAAATTGCTTAGTAGGAGTCCCAAGACCAGCCAATACAGGAGTAGCCAAAGTAAATAATCCGTCACTGGCGCAATTATAATATTCCTTGATGTATCGTAGTCTTTGACTTTTTTCTTCATTATGGAAAACAGTCGCAGCGGCGACCATGTAGCGAATTTGAGGTGTCTCATAAATTTCCTTTGTAGCACGATTGCGAACAAGATATTTCTCAATCAATTGTTCAATGGCTGCGTAACTATATTGTTCATCTTTTTCATGGTCTATGAACTCATCCATCTTATTGAAATCTTCTTCAGTATACCATAATAATAAATCACTAGTATACAATCCTAACTCAACATTTTTCTTTACAATACTATATAGGCTGGGCGGGGTATAACTTCCATAAACGTCTTTGCGTAACATGCTTAGTCTTTGCTTACCCGCTACATATTGATAATTGGTGTGACCGATATCTGGATTAGTATCGCTATCAATCAAATCTACTATGGCGCGTAGTGTGATCTCATCAATCTCTCTTGTAGTGATACCATCGTGAAAATGTGGTTGAGCCTTGATCTCAATCATACTTTGACTGATATCGGCTATGCCATTACAAACTTTTGCTACTTGTTGTTGCCATTTCTCAATGGCCAGAGGCTCTGATTTTCCAGATCTTTTTATTACATTTATTTTCATTATCAACCTATCTTAGAGTAAAGCGGTGTCAAATCGTGTTTTCTAGTTATCACAAAATCTGTGATGTGATTATTTACTACCGTATCGGGCCAGTAATTCAGCACATATTTTGCGTCATCAACTAGGACTAATACCACTTCGTTACTATTATCATCTTTTGCGTCAACTAGGTCAATGTCTTTGTTGCCCAGTAACAACAGTGTGTAAATCATACCCAGACCGCGGGCATAGTTACAATATGTGTTGTCAGATAATAATTGCCAAGGATTAGGCCAATCTTTTATAAAGTCTGTGTGTAGGTAATGATGCTGTGTTGGTACACGTTGCCAAAATCTATCTACTTCTATTGCTTGTTGATTGACAGGTAGTCTAAGAAGTTTATTGCGTAAATCGACCCAAGACCTAAGACGGGTCTCGTAATCAAAAAGAAAAATGTTTGTCACGCAAAATACTTATCTTGTTAAGATAAGCCGGCAGAGATTATACTCTGCCGACTACTATTTCAATTATACCGTCACCGCCAGCAAAGTTATGTAATGCTTTACCTAAGATTGTGCCGGCACGCGCCATGTTGTTAGCAACAGCGTGACCATTAGGACCTGTTACCATCAAGTCACCCTTAGCGATCGGGCCATGTACCTTTACCGGAACACGTCCTGTCAATGCTACGTCAACTACATGTTCACCTTGACATCCTGCGTTCATGACATAAGCTGCATTATGAGATACAACACCTGCCACTCTATGTGAGTCAAACTCATTTGACATTGTAACTTCGTGGTCGCCGCCAAATAGTAATACAGTGCCTACTTCATAGTGAGCATCAGCTACATATTTTTCTGCCAAGTCAGCGTATGTTGCTTGTAATCTTGAACCTGCTGTCAATGACCAGTTACCTGTCAAGCTACCTGCTGTTGTGTTTGCACCAGTAGTCAAGTTAGCATTCGTCAACTGACCACTTACGCTTAATGATGTTAACGTACCAACACTAGTGATGTTTGGTTGAGCTGCTGTTGTTACAGTTCCTGCTGTCGTCGCAGCGCCACTTAGTGTTGCTGTGATTGTACCAGCACTAAAGTTACCGCTAGCATCTCTAGCAACAACCTTGCTTGCAGTATTTGCTGATGTAGCATCAACTGCCGCTGTTACTGCTGTACCACCATTAAAACTTGTTCCGGTTAAGAATGAACCTAAAGTCAATGTTTGTGTAGTGTTCGCTGTAATAGTCCCTGAACCACCGAGTGTTATTGATGTACCATTAACAGTTAGTGATGCATTAGCCAATCTTGATTGTGATAGAGTACCAGTTGATATATTGCTTGCATTAAGTGCTGTCAAGCCACTACCATTACCAGTAAATACACCAGTATTTGCTGTGATATTTACTGCTGTAACGTTGCCATTTGCACCAAGACCAGTTAGTGTGCCTAAACTTGTTACGTTTGGCTGTGCCGCTGTAGTTAATGTGCCTGTTAGCAATGATGCTCCTATAGTACCGCTATTCGCATAAATGCTCATATTGGAAGTAATATTATTGCTTACAGATAGATAGTCTAATGTACCGACTGATGTGATATTTGGCTGTGATGCTGTTGTTAGCGCGCCAGTTAATAGTGAAGCACCAATTGTGCCGCTATTAGCATAAACATTGCCGGTCT